ATTAACTGGTTCACCTGATCTCGTACAGACGTTACCCTCCAGTAATGGAGGCGCGCCTGACAGAATTTCTGGTAGGCTTAATATATCAGCTACCATCTTAGGGTCAGAAATGAACCCCTTTGATAGTAGGACTTCCAAGGACGGGCCGAGAACAGAATCCTCGTACCCTCTCGATCTGCATATCCTGACAAGCTCAAGAACTTGTTCAGGGTTACTTTTCAGACCATTGAGTAAGTGAACGGGTAAACCCGTAATCTCACCCTCTGGTGTGAAAAGCCGTTTAGCGAATTCAGCATAGCTGTCTTCACTGACGGTGCATTTCGAAGTGGATATGGAGACACCCAAGTCATTAATAGTTTTGATATACATATTGTATACATCACTATTGGTGTCAAGGGTGTCGTCACCTAAGATTAAGTAACGGTAATTTCTCTCGTTACTTAGTCCGCACTTGTGCGCGCACCACGCTTTTATGACGTGGTGTGTGAATGTCGACACAGCCCATGAGCTTAGTAAACCCATGGGATTGCCGACAGCGTACTGGACTTCTCCAACATTCTTGTTGTAGAATTTCCTGTGCGTCGTGACTATTCTCCACATCCTACCTACTTGTTCACCATATGCAACCTTCACTACCTCTTCCTCTAAACAAGCGGGGAAGCGGTCAGTGAAAGCTGTCATATCTGAACTGTATAGGTTAGGACCCAGACCTTTAACAAGGTCTGGAATCCTATCTTGGAAATAAGTTACATCATTCGGTATCCGACGTAGCCCTTTCATGAATGCATCATGCAAACTTGATAAGGCCACGTTGGATCACCAGTCCGCTATAGCGACTACACGTGTTTTACACGCTTTGTCCTGTAGAAAGACTAGTTTAGAGTGGATTACTCCACTCTTGTCCGAATCTTGGTACTTATCCATATCTACCTTCGGTATTACATCTTTGATGTAATCCCTAAGTATCGTATAGAGAGTCTTATCGTCGTCAGACCGCAAGGCCTGAAGATCCTTAAGACAAGTAATCGAGGCCGGACCGTTGGGTCCTGCTTTGTTACTTAGTACCAAACGTGGTTCCCCTAGGGTTTTAGGCAATAGTCTAAACACCCAAGGTTTACTACGGATGTAATCCGATATATCGTTAAGAATATCAATCTTAGCGCTAGATTCGGCCGTTATAGTACCAACTGAGTAATCAGGTTTACACCTGAATTCCTCTATCAGTCGTAAGACTGACATTGTGTACATAACGGATAACCTAGAACTTCTGTCTGGTTTCAGAAAGCGTATTGCTTTAGGAAACCCGTCCCTATCTGTTTTACAGAATGGGATATTGGTAACAGTTTGTTTCAATACAAACTGTACTGCGGCTAATCGATATGCTTTAAGCAATTCGATTGCTCGTCGGTCACCCTTATTAGCCAATAAGTGTGATACCAACTTACAGAAGTACCTTACATTTCTAGAAGAATCTTCCAGATGTAAGATGTTGATCACAGGCAGTAGCCTTTTTACTTGGGCTACTCACTGGTTTTCAATTTTCTTATTTTTGGTTGTCATATTTTGTCATTTGGCAATTTATGATTGCGTTCGCAAGAACGTAAATTCTTGGTGCCACAACTAGGGGTACAGTTTTGTTCTGCG